GAAGGTATAGCAAACCTTGCTACTGCTGCTGCTTATGGCTCAGGCAAAGATGTAGTATTAGCAGCTGGTGGTCTAACCCTAGCAGAAGTTATACAGAACCCAACAGTACAGAAAAATGTAGGTAAGCAAATAGCTGAACTAGTTAGTGAACGTGGTGCTAAAAGTGCTGCTAAACTGGTCCCTGGGTTAGATATAATACTATCGGCATGGGAATCAGGTGAATATTTGAGCCAAGGTAAACTTGATCAAGCTGGCATTGCTTTATTAAGTGGTGCGATTGGTTGGTTACCAGTAATTGGTGATGGAGCTTCAGCTACATTAGATTTAAGCAACACAGCCAGAGATATAGCAGGTGTTATAGAACAAAACCAACCTGGTTATGAACCACCGCCTAAACCTGAACCTTTAGATTATACAGAATATAATCAACTTACAAACCCAACAACTTTACCAACACCTACTCCAAGTACTGAACCTAAAACAGTTAAAGAAGGAGTATGGGGTTTAAAAGAATGGCTAAACCTTACACACTAAAATGAACACCCAAGGAATGACATCAGCAGGGCAGAACTTCCAATACTGCCGTAAAGCTAGACCACAAAGCGACTTTGGCCCAATGAAAGTCGTTAAACCAGAACCATTTACAGATATGGAGATTGCGCAGTTAGATGCGTTAATCAAAAAGAATCTGAACGAACTATTTGACCCGATTTAATTATGGCAGATAATCCTTACAAATCAAAACGACAAACTGGATATGGTGCAACAAAACCATCTAATACAGGTTATGGACCATACACACCAGAGCATCCTTCAGTAGTCCCTATCACCCCACCAGTTAAGAAAGCTCAGCTTCCAAATGCACTTGAGGTATGTAATCAAATTGAAGCAAGAAACCTCGAAATATTAGACCAAAGATATAAGGCTACCGGAAGCACAGCTGCCAGGATTGAACGCGATCGCTACGCAAATATATTAAAAGAAAGCTGTGAAGAAAGAGCACGAAAGAAAGGTTATTTCGATCCTATCAATGATATAAGAGATTTCCTTTTTGGAGGTAGTGATCAAGCCGGAGCTGGCGGAGAGACGCCACAAAGGGTTAACACAGTAGATAATGATGAAGAAGTCGCATGACAGACGTACTTACCGCATTACAAGACGACTTTAAACTATTTTTACAAGCATTGTGGGGGCAACTTGACTTACCTAGTCCAACACGAGCACAGTATGCAATTGCTGACTACTTACAAAATGGTCCGAAGCGTCTCCAGATCCAAGCCTTCCGTGGTGTTGGTAAATCATGGATTACTGGAGCGTTTGTTCTTTGGACCCTTTTCAAAGATCCTGAACGAAAAATAATGATTATATCCGCCTCTAAGGAACGGGCGGATAACATGTCTATCTTCCTACAGAAACTAATCATTGAAACACCATGGCTGAATCACTTACAACCCAAATCGGACGAATCCAGATGGTCGCGTATAAGCTTCGACGTAAATTGTTCGCCTCACCAGGCACCAAGCGTAAAGTCGGTGGGCATCACTGGACAACTAACCGGAAGTCGCGCCGATTTAATGATTCTAGACGACATTGAAGTTCCTGGCAACAGTATGACCGAATTAATGCGTGAAAAACTACTTCAATTATGTACCGAAGCTGAATCCATCCTCACGCCAAAAGATGATAGCCGTATTATGTATCTCGGGACTCCTCAGACTGTTTTTACTGTTTATCGTAAGCTGGCTGAGCGTAACTACAGACCTTTTGTCTGGCCCTCAAGATACCCAAGAAAAGACAAACTTAGTCAATATGAAGGACTATTAGCACCTCAGATCCAAGAAGATCTAGATATGGGTGCTGAAGAATGGCATGTAACAGATCCAGACCGCTTCGATGACGAAGATCTCCTAGAGCGTGAAGCAGCTATGGGTAGATCCAACTATATGCTTCAATTCCAACTAGACACGAGCCTTTCAGATGCTGAAAAATTCCCCCTTAAACTTTCTGACCTTATCGTTACCAGCGTTAATCCTGACACTGCTCCCGATGCAGTCGTTTGGTGCGCAGACAGACAAAACGTTATTCGAGATGCACCCACGGTCGGCCTCCCAGGAGATTACTTTTATTCTCCTATGTGCCTCCAAGGAGAATGGACTCCTTACACCGAAAGAATCTGCAGCGTTGATCCGTCGGGTAGAGGAACAGACGAAACTGCCGCAGCATTCGTATCTCAGAAGAACGGATACCTCTACCTGCATGAGATGCGTGCTTACAGAGATGGGTACAGTGACGCTACCCTGTTAGATATACTTAGAGGTTGTAAGAAATATGGAGTAACTAAACTAATAATTGAATCCAACTTTGGTGATGGTATCGTCTGTGAACTATTTAAAAAACACCTCCAACAGACACACCAAGCCATAGATATAGAGGAGACCAGAGCTAATGTACGAAAAGAAGATCGTATCATTGATTCTCTTGAGCCTATACTCAATCAGCATCGCCTCATTGTGGACAGGAGTGTTATTGATTGGGATTATGCGTCTAATAAAGATACAGCTCCAGAACTTAGGCTCCAATACATGCTATTCTACCAATGGAGTAGAATGTGTAGAGAAAAAGGTGCAGTTAAACACGACGATAGACTAGATTGCCTTAGTCAAGCAGTACAATACTATACTGATGCACTATCAATCTCTGCTTATGAACAAGTTAAGACTAGAAAACGTGAAGAATGGATGGATATCTTAGAATCTTGGAAAGATGACCCTCAATCTGCAGTCAATCACTTAGCTTTAGGCTTTGATTTAGACCAACGAAAAAGAGCAAGACAAGAAAAGGGTAGAAGTTCAGTCCCCACCTGGGTTTAGGTGCAATGACTTATGTATACAGGGGAAAGAAGGGTGGACTTTCCTCTGTATTAGGGAGACATCAAACTCTCCCTTCTTAACATACTGAATCTTAGACATTCCTTCTTTCTCTCACAAACGCAACGCGTTGGGAAAGTTAATGTCTCCTATTCTACTATCTGCACCTGTATGAAAGAAAATGTTAAACTAATTCATTCAACTAAAGATGGTGATGAATTAATTACTTATATGGCACGGGTATCCAACCCATCCGGTCAAGATAAACCTCCCGGTAAACTTATTAAATACCTTATTAAACATAAGCATTGGTCACCTTTTGAAATGGTGAATATGTGTGTACAGATTGACACTACCAGAAGTGTAGCTAGTCAAATCTTAAGACATCGTTCATTTAGTTTTCAAGAGTTTAGTCAAAGGTATGCAGATGTCAGTCAGTTAGGTCTCCCACCTATACCTAACCTCAGACGTCAAGACCTGAAGAATAGACAAAATAGTATAGATGACCTTAATCCACAAGCAGTAGAGATCTGGAATAGAATGATAGAAGATCAGTTTGATAAATCTCAAGCTCTCTACCAACTACTCCTAGATAATGGTGTCGCTAAAGAATGTGCTAGAGATGTACTACCGTTGGCATCTCCAACACGTCTTTATATGAATGGTACCCTTAGATCTTGGATGCATTATTGTAACCTGAGGTGTGAAGCTGGTACTCAACTAGAACATCAGCACATTGCACAACAATGTAAATCCCTTATTGAGAATCAGTTCCCACAAGTGTATAATGCATGGATAGATTAATAACAGTGAGACTTATAACTCCTAGTGATCATGACTTTATTTATGAACGTCCAGATAAAACAACTTATAAGTTAATAGTACGTAAAGGTAAAGATGATCAAATAGAAGAATTAATTAACTACCCAGGTCCCCTATTCGCTAAACATCCAGACTTAAACCTACCCCCAGTACCACCTTTAGATAAACATGGACAAGCCAATCCCAGATCCACTAACACAAACAGTTAAAAACCGCCTACAAGACCTTACAGATAGATTAGGTGGAGAATTGAAGTATCAATCCTTTAAAGACTCTAGAGGTAGGTCAGGCACACGAATAACTATACAATATAATCATGCAAATTCTGATTAATGTACTTGCTTTGTCGTCTTTTCTTGTATCTGCTGCCGTTGTTGGCAGTGGTGTATATATTTACACAAATAAAGACCCTTTGATTGAAAAAGCTAAAGAACAAGTGATGGAATCTATCTCTGAGACCCTTCCAGGAGCCCTCACAGGAGGCTTAGGAGGTGATTTGGTACCAAACCCTACTCAACTCCTCCCGAGCCCCTCAGAGACGATTGTACCTGCCCCTCAGTACACAAAGACAACACCGGCTCTACCTTACTCCCCCTTTTGATATGTTTTCTACCGTTCATTATTTCGTATCTTTGGTCTTTGTACTGACTAATTGCATTAGTCCGGTAAATTGGAAACATTGTGCGCCTGTTCATGAATGGTTACCTCCTTATATTACTGATTATACAGTTTATATGGAGGAATGGGGAGCCTGAGGAATTTTGACATAATTTTGTCAGGGCATATCCATATAACGGAATCGTTTTATCCCCCCATAGGGGTGCCACACTATCGTTATATCACACCATGCCGCTCGCACTTCGTGCTCGCTTCATTATCACAGCGTATCACAGTATAACACTGGTGCGCAACGAGCGAGCGAAGCGAGCGGGATGATGTAGTATCACACTATCGTTATAATGTGTGCGCATCTGTTTGCGTTCCATGTTACAGTATGTTAAGCACAGTTGACATAAGCAATACACAGTGCTATACTATGTGAGTAGTTAAGGGAATCAACCTTGAATCAATCCATGCTTGAGCGTCAATCATTGATCGGAATGCTCAGATCATTTGTTAAGTTTCCAGCTAAACCATTTGGTCATCGTGCACATGATACAATGAGGACTACAACCAGTTGGACACCACGTCCGCTGAAAGGTATCAGGTAATGTGAGGGCTTCGGCCCTTACTTCCTCACCTTTGCATCATTATTACAGCATGTTACGTGTGCTTGACTTTTGAGGTGATGTGTG